TGACTTCCCGTGCGACCCTGAGCCGCATACCTCGCCGGTCGAGGCCAACAGCATCTTTGACTACACCAAAGACCTGCAGGAGATCAAGAGCGACATCCTGCGTAATACGCTGGACAGCCTGGCGCAGTCGATCCACCCGCGCACGGCGGTGGTCGAGGGCCAGGTCAACATGGACGACGTGCTCAACAACGAGACCGGGGCCATTGTGCGTATGCGTGCGCCGGGTATGGTGCAGCCACTTGCGCAGCCGTTTGTTGGGCAGGCGGCGTTCCCGATGCTCGACTACGTTGAGCAGATGAAAGAAAACCGCACCGGCATGAGCAAGGCCGCGATGGGGTTGAACGCTGACGCGCTGCAGAGCAGCACCAAGGCCGCTGTGGCCGCTACAGTCAGCGCCAGCCAGAGCCGTCTGGAGCTGACCACGCGCATCCTGGCGCACGGCATGAAGAAGCTGTTCAAGAACCTGCTGTTCCTGATGACCACGCACCAGGACAAGGCGCGCATGGTTCGCCTGCGCAACCAGTGGGTGGCCGTCGATCCGCGCGCATGGGACGCCAACATGGACGTCACCGTCAACGTGGCGCTGGGCACCGGCGACGTCGAGCAGAAGATGCAGATGCTGATGATGATCAGCGCCAAGCAGGAGCAGGCGCTGCAGCAGCTGGGGGCGGTCAATCCGCTGGTGACTCCGGCCCAGTACAGCAACACCCTGCGCCGTATGGTCGAGATGGCTGGGTTCAAGGACAGTAGCCAGTTTTTCAACGCCATACCTGCGGACTACCAGCCGCCACAGCCCCAGCAAAAGCCGTCGCCCGAGGAGGTGCTGGCGATGGTGCAGGCGCAGTCGATTCAGGCCGACATCCAAAAGAAAGCTGCCGAGCTACAGCTCGACCGCGAGAAGATGCTGCGCGCCGACGACCGCGAGCGCGACCGCATCGAGTCCGACGCCATGCTGCGTGCGGCGGAGATCGAGGCAAAGTACGGCACGCAGGTCAACATCGCCCACATCCACGAGATGATGGAGAAAGACCGCGAGGCCATCCGGCAGCAGGCTGCTATCGCACAGACCGCGATGCAGCAGTCACCCCAATACAACCAGCAGGTAATGTGACATGGCAGATTTGCGCCAAAAGGTGCAGCGCGGCAAAAAGGCGCTTGAGATTCTTGAGGACGAGACCATGGCCGCAGCCTTTGCGGCTTTAGAGGAGCGTTACACAAACGACTGGAAAACGAGCAAAATTGACGATGTTGTCAAAAGGGACAGGGCGTATGCAAATATGTCTGTCCTGCAGGACTTCAAAGACCAGCTCCAGTCGTTTGTGGACAGCGCCAAGATCGCAAGCAAGCAGTTGGAGCGTGACAAATCAATCTAATTGAGGGTTAAACTATGAGCAATGACACCACAGCGCAAGCAAGTGTCCCAGGGTTTATGACAGCCGAACAGGCTGGCGAGGCCATTGAGTCGATGTTGTCCGGCGACGGGGAACAACAGGAACTTGAGGCGCAGCAGGATGATACCGATGAGGTGGAGTCCGAACAGGAGTTTGAGGAGGAGTTGTCTGCGGAGGAGGACGCAGCGGACGACGACGAGACAGATTCCGATGAGTCTGACGACGAAGCTGAAGATGAGCAGGAAGTCGAGGAACAGAAATTCACCGTCAAGGTTGACGGCAATGAAGTTGAGGTTACCTTAGACGAGCTGCAAAAAGGCTACAGCAGGACGGCAGACTACACCCGCAAGACGCAGGAACTAGCCCAAGTGCGCAAAGAGACACAGGCAGAGCTGCAGAATGTGAGGCAAGAGCGACAGCAGTACGCGCAACTTCTAGGCGCATTGCAACAGCAACTGCAGCAGGCTACTGAGCCGCAGGTCGATATGGAAAAGCTGTACGACACAGACCCAATCGAGTGGATGCGGCAAAAGGAAGTGCACAGAGAGCGGCAGGAGAAGATGCAGGCCATCCAGGCCGAGCAGCAACGACTGGCGCAAATTCAGGCACAAGAGCAGCAGCAGGTGTTGCGAGGGCAACTAGAGAACCAACGCGACTTGTTGATTGAGAAGATACCGGAGCTGCGTGACCACAAGCGGGCGCAGGCGGCATACGCTTCTTGGATTGAGGCAGGTAAGTCGGTGGGATTGACTGAGCAGGAGATAAACAACATTGGCGACCATCGCGTGTTTTTAGCGCTCCATAGGTTGGCAGAGTACAACCAGATGGTGGGCAAGAGACAGCAGATCAAGCCGGTGCAAAAGTCTCCCAAGTCAGTCAAGCCTGGTCAGGCCCAAAAAGGCAAGGTTCAGGCGAGCGCAGTTAAGCAGTCGCAGCAGCGTCTACAACGGTCTGGCAACGTCAAGGACGCGGCCAGTTTGATTGAGAAGTTTCTTTGACTTGGAGTTTTAATTATGGCTATTGCAAGCAATACCTTTTTGACCTACAGCGCAAAGGGCATCCGCGAGGACTTGTCCAATGTGATCTACAACATCTCCCCCGAGGAGACGCCTTTTGTCAACAACATTGGCAAGGGCACGCTGTCTAACACCAACTTTGATTGGCAAACTGACGCCTTGGCCGCTGCTGCTGCCAACGCTCAGATCGAAGGTGATGAGACCAGCTACGACGCCGTGACCGCCACGGTTCGCCTGCAGAACTATGCTCAGATCAGCCGCAAGTCGGTCATCATCTCGGGCACTGAGGAGAAGGTGAACAAGGCTGGTCGTCGCTCGGAATTGGCTTATCAGATCGCCAAGAAGGGTTCGGAGCTGAAGCGCGACATCGAGTTTTCCTGCTTGAACGGTCAAGCTGCCGTTGCTGGTGACAGCACGACCGCTCGCACGACCGCCTCGGTGCAGGCTTTCTTGAAAACCAACACCAACTTTGGTACTGGCGGCGCTGACCCCACCTACAGCACGGTTCCCACCGACACCCGCACCGACGGCACCCAGCGTGCTTTCAGCGAGACCATCCTCAAGGATGTGATCCAGCAGGTGTGGACTGAGGGTGGCACGCCCAAGGTGCTGATGGTTGGCAGCTTCAACAAGCAAGCTGTTTCGGCGTTCACCGGCATCGCTGGCCAGCGCTTCAACGTGACCGGCAACAAGCCCAGCACCATCATTGGTGCCGCTGACATCTACGTCAGCGACTTTGGCAACGTGAGCGTGGTGGCTAACCGCTTTGTCCGCGCACGCGACGCCTTGGTGCTTGATCCTGAGTACGCATCGATCGACTACCTGCGTCCGATGCAGACCATGGACATGGCCAAGACCGGCGACGCTGACAAGCGCCTGATGCTGACCGAGTGGGGCTTACGCATCCACACCGAGAAAGCACACGGCATTGCCGCTGACCTGACCACCTCCTAAGGTGATGGGGCTGGGCTAATAACCCAGCCCCTACTTACATGGAAAAAAGACTGATTTCAGAAAATGCCGAGGCTGGCATCAAGCAGTACTGGCATGAGCACGACGACGGCTCGGTCACGTTGCAGACGACCCAAGTCGTTGACGACGTGCTGGAGGCAAACAAGGGTTCGTTCAACCAGGTAGACGAGCGCGCAGGCTGGAAGGGCGATATGCACCGCGTGGCGTCGATCCCGATGAGCCTGTACTACGACCTGAAGGCCAAGGGTATCTTGGACGACCAGGTAGCCTTGAAAAAGTGGCTCAACGACCCTGACAATCGGTACTTTCGCACCCGCCCTGGAGTGGTGTAAATGGCGATCACAAACTACAGCGAGCTGAAGTCATCCATTGGTGACTGGCTCAACCGCAGCGACCTGACGTCGGTCATCCCGACGTTTGTCTCGCTGGCGGAGGCTCAGATGGAGCGCGTGCTGCGCACCCGGCAAATGATTGTCCGGGCGACCGCGACGATTGACAGCAAGTACGGCGCCGTGCCAGGCGACTTTCTTGAGGTCAAGTCGTTTAAGCTCACCAGCACGACGCCGCCCCAGCCGCTGCAGTTTGTGACCGTCGATGAGATGGACAGTTTGGACTCGCTGAACACGGCGACAGGCAAGCCCAAGTATTTCAGCGTGGTGGGTGGTCAGTTTCGCGTCCACCCGACGCCTGACAGCAACTACACAGGCGAGTTGATTTACTACGCGCAGCTGTCCAAGTTGTCGGACTCAAACACGACAAACTGGCTGCTGACCAGCTCGCCTGACGTATACCTGTACGGAGCCTTGATCCAAGCCGCGCCGTACTTGCAGGATGATGCCCGTATCAATGTTTGGTCGGGCTTGTATGCCGCTGGGGTTGAGGCGGTGCAGGTGTCTGACGACCGGGCGGCAACATCCGGCGGGACGTTAAAAGTAAGGGCAAAACCTTTTGGGGGATAAGTAATGTCATCATTTTCTGACTACGCAGAGGATTTAGTCCTCACTTGGCTATTCACTACCGACAGCGCCACCCGTCCTACGGCTTGGTACGTTGGCCTGTTCACGGCTGCTCCGTCCGACACCGGCGGCGGCACCGAGGTCAGCGGTAACGGTTACGCACGTAAAGCAACGGGCACGATTAGTGTCAGTGGCACGGCGACAACCGCAACCAACTCGGCTGCGATTGAGTTTGCGGCAGCAAGTGGCGGCAACTGGGGCACCATTACGCACGCAGCTGTGTTTGATGCTTCAACTGGAGGGAATATGCTTGCTTGGGCAGCTCTGACCACCAGCCGCACCATCAATGACGGTGATATTTTCCGAATCCCGGCATCGAGCCTGACTATTACCCTGACATAAGATGGCCAACTACGGTTCCGGCGACTACGGTAGCGGGGACTTTGCCTCTGAAATTAGCGACTATGGTTCCGGCGCATATGGCGTCGGGAACTACTCTTATGGCATAACCACGGGGGAAGTCAGCATCGTTTGCGCCAGCAGCATGACAGCTGCTGGCGCAATCATTGTTAATGCCTCCCTCTCGATATCTAGCGGCACTTCTGTTGGAATATCTGGCGATGTTGTCAAGGTGGGGGAAATCAGTTGCGACGCACAGTCAACTGTTGCGGTCAGCGGCTTACGGTACGCTGTTGGCGCATTTTCTATATCAAGCGCTTCTAACGTATCGGCATCTGGTGTTCGTGTTGTTGATGGTTCGTTTGCTGTATCTTCAGCAACTAGCGCATCAATAGCCGGTCTGCGTTACGTTATCGGGTCGTTTAGCGTATCAAGTGGAACTAACGTCTCGGTCAGTGGCAATGCTGTCAAGCTAGGCGCTTTTGATGTTGCGTCAAGCACCTTTGTCAGCATTACTGGTTCCCGCGTTGCTGTTGGGGCCGCAAACTTATCTAGCGCATCAACTTTATCTGTCAATGGCAGGATAATAGTTAACGCGGCAGTATCTGTTACGCCCGCTACTTCTGTATCAATTAGTGGGCTGAGGTACGCGATTGGGGCTGCCGACATAGACTCAAGCAGCTCGGTATCTGTTGCCGCCAATCCAGTCAAAAGAGGCGCATTTGCCGTTGCCTCAACCACTAGCGTAAACGCTAGTGGTGATGTAGTGGTTGACGCCGCAGCAGATATTACAAGCACGACCTCTGCCAGCATCAGCGGCCTGCGGTACGCCGTTGGTGAGGCGTCTGTCTCAGGTTCTACATCAGTTGCTGTGTCCGGGCAGGTTATTGTCGGTGCTGATATTGACGTCAATAGCTCGACCTTGATGTCTGTTGACGCCATAAGGGTCGCTTTTGCACCGATGACCATTGCATCAGACATGACCATGGCCGTCGGCTCGGTGGTGGTTTTTTCTGTAGACTTGACTTTTGTGTCAACATCCTCGGCGAGCGTGTTTGCAAACAGCGTGATGCCGTTTAGTTTTTTGGTGCGCGCAAGGTCTACCATGACCGCAGATGGGCGTCTAAAATGGGAACAGGAATCGGACACCGCCGAGACGTGGAGCGCGATTGCCGACACGCCTGAGACATGGAATCCGATTGCAGACAATTCAGAGGACTGGACTTCGATTGCAGACGAATCCGAAAACTGGACTCCGATTGCAGATAATTCAGAGGCTTGGGAAATAGCCGCGTGAGGTAATCAATGGCTGATACGAGTACAACCAATTTAAGTTTGACCAAACCCGAGGTCGGCGCATCGACCGACACATGGGGCACCAAACTCAACGCAGACCTAGACATTATTGACGGTCTGTTTTCTGCCAGCGGTGATTTGGCCGTTGCTAACGGCGGAACGGGCGCCTCAAGCGCATCTGCGGCCCGCACCAGCCTTGGCGTTGCCATTGGATCGGACGTGCAGGCGTATGACGCAGGTCTGGCCGACATTGCTGGCTTGGCTGTCACTGACGGCAACATCATTGTGGGCGACGGCACCAACTGGGTTGCCGAGAGCGGCTCAACCGCCAGGGCTAGTTTAGGTCTGACAATTGGTACAGACGTCCAAGCCTATGACGCCGACACCGCCAAGACCGACACGGCTCAGACGTTCACGGCCAGCCAGCGCGGTACTGTGACCAGCGACAACGACCTGTCGTTTGACCTGTCGGCAACCAACAACTTTTCATGCACACCAACGGCTGGCGGTACGCTGACGTTTACCAACCACACGGCTGGCCAGTCAGGCTTTGTATTGCTGGACAATTCCAGCGGGTATGCAATCACGGCTGCGGCCACGACCAAGATTAACGCTGCTGACCTGACCACAATCAGCACGGCTGGCGTGTATGTGTTGAGCTACTTTGACAACGGCACCAATGCTTACATCATGGTGTCGCGGAGCTTTGCGTAATGGCCGTCCTACCTGTTGGCTTTGGAGCAAGCGGCGGCTACACCATCGACCGCAGCTTGCGCTTTCGGTCTAGTGCGTCTGCTTATTTGAGTCGGACACCTGCGTCTGCTGGCAACCGCAAGACTTGGACTTGGAGTGGGTGGGTAAAGCGTGGAAGTCTTGGTGTATATAGTGCGCTGTTTGCTTGTAACAATGCTGCTGGTGGTGGTGATGAGATAGGGTTTACTAATGCTGATGCACTTCAGCTTGGCACAAATGGTGGAAATCAGATTTGGCTTGTCACAAGTCAAGTATTTCGTGACCCTTCTGCGTGGTATCACATTGTTGCTTCAGTTGATACAACTCAAGCCACTGCCTCAAACAGAGCAAAGCTGTATGTCAATGGTGTGCAAGTCACTGCGCTTGGGACTGCTACATACCCAACACAAAACGCTGACACTACGAACTTCAACACAACAAGCCAGCATCTACTTGGGGGCGGCTATGTCTCACTCGACGGCTACATGACCGAAGTCAACTTCATCGACGGTCAAGCCCTAGATCCCACCTACTTCGGTGAATACAACGAGGACACCGGGGTATGGCAACCAATCAAGTACACCGGGACGTATGGCACGAACGGGTTCTATCTGAACTTCAGCGACAACACCAGCACGACCACGCTGGGCTATGACACCAGCGGCAACGGCAACAACTGGACGGCTAACAACATCAGTTTGACCAGCGGGGTGACATACGACTCCATGACCGATGTGCCGACGCTGACGAGTGAGGATGCGGCGAACTATGCTACGTTGAATCCGCTTGATAAGTATTCATCAACAATTG